AAATACAAATATGCAGATTAACCCAGTATTCCTACCACACAGCTGGCAGGCAAAGATTATATTATCGCCTGCCAAGCGTAAGGTAGTATTATGTGGACGTCAGTCTGGTAAGACAACGCTTAATAAGCAAATCATTTACCACCGTGCATTACAATTTGCAAACCAGGAAATTTTGGTTACTGCTCCAACTCATGGCTCTGTTAAAGAATTATTGTGGAGACCGTTTACAAAACCAAATGATCCATTGTTCCACCCAAGCCTTGTAGTTAATCAGAACAATTCTGATATGGTTATTGAACTTATTAATGGTAGTCGTATATCATTTAAGGGAACAGAAAACATTGATGCATTGTTGGGACGTGAGCTTGATCTGTTACTTCATGATGAGTGGCAAAGTCAGAAAGAAGAAGTTTGGACATATCTTGAGCCAATGCTTGCTACCAGACAAGGAACAGCTATCTTTACTGGAACTGCCAGACGTGGTAATCACATCATGGACTTTTATGCTCGTGGTCAAACTACAAAGTATTGGAAGAGCTGGCTGGTTACGACACCTGACAGTCAATCGCCAGCTGGTCATCCAGAAGCGATTAAGATAGCACAATCCTCTATGAGTGAGGAACAATACAACCAAGAATACCTTTGCATACCAGCAATGGGTGAAGGTTTGGTATATCCTACATTTAATCAGGATAACATTGTTGGTAATAAACCTATACCAACCAACAAGTTACTACATATTGGTGTTGATTTTAACGTCGCTAATATGAATGCAGTCATTTTTACGCGTGAAGGGAACCACATTGAAGCGATTGATGAGATACAATTGAAACACAGTCAAGCTAATACTTTAGCATTGGTTGCAGAAATCAAGAGAAGATATCCCAATTATCCAATAGTTCTGTATCCAGATGCATCAGGAAGAAACCGCTCCACCAATACAGTTGATGTAAATAATACTAACCACAAGATCTTGCGTGATGCAGGATTTAATCTTATATTCTCTCATAGTGGTAATCCACCTCGAGAAGATAGAACAATACTTATAAATAGTAAAATAAAAGCGATGGATGGCAATATTACATTCACAGTACAGGAGAGATGTAAGAATTTGATTAACTCACTCCAGAAAAGACAGTTTAAAAATGGATTACCAGAAAAGGATAACATAACGGATCATGGATGTGACTGTATGGATTATACTATCTGGCATTTGTTTGCGAACTCAAATACTGTGTCTCAATATAGTGCTTCCCAATTTGGACAGCGTCCTCTTGTTGAATCATTAATCGCTGGACAAGGAACAACACCAGGAAACCATTATGTCAGATAATCCGTCTATTAAGCACCCATTGCTCGTCTCTATTGAAGACAAATTGGAACTCGTTGATACATTATATGGTGGCACAGCAGCTATGAGAGATGCTGGCACCGAATACTTACCAAAGGAACCTGGTGAGGAAGCTACAAACTATACCAATCGTCTTGCACGAACGGTCCTATATCCTGCATACAAAGAAGCAGTTAAAACCAATACTGGAAAGTTATTCATACAAGATGTCGTTGTTGAAAATCCATTACCTGCTATTGAAGAGATTATTCAAGGTGTTGATGAAGAAAACAACAATTTGACTGACTTTACCAAACAATTAACTGAACAGGCAATTCATTCTGGTTGCTCATACATTCTTGTTGATTATCCTGTTATGAATCAAAATAGCACACTTGCAGACGAAAGAGCTTCTGGTGGTCGACCTTATTGGGTTAATATTAAACAGAAACAAGTTCTTGAAGCAACCCCGATTATGATTAAAGGTAAACGTCAGCTTGGCGTATTCCGATTTAAGGAAAGTGTTGCATATCGTGAAGGATTATTCACAGTTAAGTATATTGAACAGATTAAACAGTTCTCACTGACTGATGGTATTGTATCTTATGGAATCTTTCGTAAGAATGATGCCCAGCAATGGACTCTGTATGATGAAGGTATTATTCAAGGTATGGATGTTATACCTGTAGCAGCAGCTAATGTTAATAGTGCTGGTTTCTATGTTGGTAGCCCAATGTTTTATGACCTTGCAGAAGAAAATGTATTAAACTGGCAAATGCGTTCTGATTACAACAATATTGTTCATCACAGTCAAGTACCAATGTTATTCTTACAAGGATTTTCTGATTCATTTGATAACAATGGAAACAAAAATAACAAAATTGTCATAAGTCCCAATACTGTTATTCAAAATGATAATCCAAATTCAGAGGTAAAATGGGTTGAGGTATCGGGAACTGCAGCAAAGGTTGGAATGGATGCAATCGAAGCATCTGAAAAGAAAATGGGTCTTATGTCACTTGAACTATTATCAAAAGTAGACAGTAAATCAACTGCTACTGCAGCAAAGATAGATGCAATGGAGTCATTCTCTGTATTGCAATCTGTTGGTAAGACTGTTGAACAGACAATTGATAAGGCAATATCGTTTACTTATAAATATATGGGTATAACAGATTCAAATACTGTAGCAAAAATCAATCTTGATGATGCTGTGGTTACTGGAACGGTTGAGGATATAAAATATCTTCTTGATATGTTTGATGCTAATGTAATCACTAAAGAGACTACATTAAAAGAAGTTAAGCGTAGAGGGATGTTATCTGAAGACCTAAATATAGAAGAAGAAATCGGGAAACTTGAACCAATTGTGGAGCAAGTTATAGATCCCGAACAATAAAATCATACTGTCGGCGACGAGTATGTAACTAAATCAGCGATGAGGTTTATATAATATGGAATTAGAAGAAGTTAAAGCGTTTTTCGAAACGGATGAAGGTAAAGCATTTGCAGAGGAGATTAAAACCCCTTTGATAAATAAGCGTGATGAATTAAAGAATGAATTATTAACAGCTAAGAATCAATTAAATGATTTCAATGCTGCTAAAGAAGAAGCAGAAAGATTAATTGCTGATAAGGCAAGTGAAGCTGAAAAAGAGAAACTGAAACAGTCTGGTGACTTTGATGCATATAAGCAATTTCATGAAGATGAGATTACAAAGTATCAAACACAGGTCAGCGACCTTAAAAACCAGTATGCTGGAACAGAAGTATCACGAATGATTGCTGAAACTGCATCTAAGCATTCAACCAGTCCAAAACCATTGCAACTGTTGCTCCGTGAGCGTGTTGCAGCATCATATAATGATGAAGGTTCATTGGAAGTTGTTGTGAAAGGTGAAGATGGAAAGCCAATGTATTTTGAAGGCCAACCTGCATCAGTCGAACATCTTGTAGAATCATTAAAATCTAATGAGGAATATGGATCGTTCTTTTCAGCAAGTGGAGCATCGGGTTCTGGGACACACCAGAATGATGAAGCACCAGTTACGGGCGATTATAAGGATATGGATAGTGAAAACTTCAACCTTACAAGAGCATCAGGTAACAAAATTTAATGGGATTGCGTCCCAAAACATATGGTTCTGCGAGCCGACTCTTTTATACAGCAGTATAAAGATAAATAAAACAACAAAGTCAAATACAAAACACAAACAATTTTAAAGGAGTTTAAAAATGGCTGCAACAAAAATCACCGATCTAGCGATCGTACCTGAAACGTTCCAAGCGTACGTTGAAAAATTAATTATGGAAAAATCAGCATTATTCATGTCTGGTATTGCCGTAAACACACCAACTATTATACCTGCAAATGGTAAAGTTACTAACGCACCTGCATATCTTGGTTTCACTGGAGCATCTGAAGTATTATCTGATACTGGTTCTTTAACAGTTAATTCTGTTGGTTCTACCAATGCAATCTCAGTAATCAACTTCCGTGGTAAATCATTCGGTGCTAACGATCTTGTTATGCAATTATCTGGCTCTGATCCACTTGGTGCTCTTGCTAACAAATATGCTGACTTCTGGATTCGTGATTTAAACCAAGTTGCCTATAGCACAATGAAAGGTTCTGCACTTGGTATGGAAGCTGACTTCGCTGGTGTTATCATCAACGACATTTCTGGTGCCGCTGGTGCATTATCTAACATTACTGCTGGAGCGTCTTTAGACACTTGTCAGTTAATGGGCGAATATCAAGATATGCTTGG